TCGGATTGCTCCAGGTGGCCATAAATCTCATCGACAACCGCCAATTTCTGCCAGTCACCGGCCTGTTTCAGGGCTTTGATGCTTCCGCCAGCCCTCAAGAACCGTGCAGCGAACGCATGACGCCCGATCTGGTGCCCGTCCATATATGGCAGCCCAGCGGCCTTGTGGGCGCGCCTGAGGGCCTTTCCTAGGGCTTGGCTACTCGATAGGCCCCAACCTCCCGCCGGATACTCCCAGCCGTCCGGAACGGGCACCATGCGCGGGCGGCCATTCTTCGTCTTGGCCACATGGACATAGCCTTGCCTGACATCATTCGCCGACACCCTCAAAGCCTCTCCGGTTCGCAGACCTGTGTAGGTCATGAGGACCACAAGCGCCCTGGCACCCGGTTTCAAGTGCGGCAGGATCGCGGCGATATGTTCATCGCTCGCAGGCTGCACCGCTGGCCGGGTCTCTTTCCGGCGGGAGACCATTGGGATTGCCGCGCCTTCAAGCCTTGCCCTGGCGGCAGCCCGTAAGACGGCAACCATAGGGCCGATGACTTGCCGATTGATTGTCGAGGGTCCGGCGCGAGGGTACAGCACCCGCGCCGCTTCATCTATTTCCGCCTGCCCAATGTCAGGAAGCGGCGTCTCTCGGAAATGGTCCAAGAGCGGCGTCAGGAATCGGGACCGCCTTCCGGACTGGACATAGACGGCAACGGCATCCGCGAAACTGGCGACGGGCTTTCTGCCAAGCGCCGCTTCCTCGTAGATTTGCCTTTCGCGCCTGAGCCGGTATTGCTCGGCAAGCTGTCTGTCAGCAGTTCCCGTGCTTTCAAATATGCCGACCCCCGCGACCGTGCCGGTGACGATCCAGTACGGGCGCCCTTTGTATCGTTTAAGCCGGAGCATGACTGCAACAAGGCCTCCACCTGCGCGGGCGTGAAGCCTATGCCGCGACCCAGCCGAACGCAACACCCGCGCGAACGGGCCTCAGAAATGATGCGCCGCAAGCTTGGTTGCCTGTCATCGGGGAACATGGCGCGCACGTCGGAGGGGGATTGGAGCTTCATCCGTTTTTCTCCAGCGCCGTCGGAAAACCCTTCTGTGCCCGCCTGCCAGCAATGACAAGACGGCCATACCCGAAAGCCAGTCCCTTTACCTCGTCCTTGGCTCGAATATAGGCATCCGCAATGGCGTCTCCGGCGTCATACAAAACACTTCTGTGCATCCAACAAAAACACGGCACGGAGTTTTCCACGAACCGGCGTATGTCCAGACAGTGCGGACACGTTTTGAATGTGTCAGATATACCACCCCAAACGCCAAATGCTTTTTCATACGACTCGCCCGGCACGATCGTCCGGCGACATTCTTCGCATCTGTGTTCTTTGCGCGCCTTGACTACCTTTGCCCGGTAGAAAGCTGGTGGGTCATAATCGCAAAAGCAATCGCTCATCTTCTTGGCCACCACGTCTCAGGATGGATCAAACACCACAGGATCACCGCGCACGGCACGAGGCCAGCGATGAAGCCAAGAAGGAAATAGGTTAGAATTTCGGTCATGGCTTCTCCTCCGGCGCTGGTGTCGTCTCGGCGGGCGGCGCAACCATTTTGCCGATGCGGGCAATATGGTATCCCGTACTCTCCAACGTCGCTATTGTCGCCTGTGCGGCTTTCAAAAATTCCGTGTATCCAGAACATCCGTCGTCAAAACTGAAAATGCCGTCACACGCCATAGCGCCACGGCGATCGCACTGTGCCCGGCACATCGCCCGCCCGACCTTCTCGATGATCCGATCTCGGGTCATGGCTTGTTTCCCCACATCAAGAAAAATCGTTTATGAAGCGTCGTGCCTTATCAAGATCGTTTTCAATCACGCATATCATGCCATCCATTGACATTTTCGCGCCGATCTCCCTTGTTTCTGAATGCTTATCAAGATCGCTAAGCATGGAGTTTATAGCGTTACTTACGTCGCCGCGCTTTAGGTATTCGTTAGCGCGCTGTTTGCATAACTTAATATGGTCGTCTCTGGTCATGGCTCACTCCTGATAGATCGTTTCCCGATGCTGCCGACTATTGTTCAGCCTGCTTCTCCGCTGGCGCTTCTGCTGCCGACTGAGGCGGCGGCAGATCAAACGATTCGCCAATGGCCTCGGTGCATCCGATGATGATAAGGTCGAGCTCCGCAATCGTGTCGTCCCGCCATGCGTTGGTCTTCTCAATCTGATGCGTGAAAGCGAGCTTCGCATGATCCTCAATAGCGGTGATGGTGTTGAGGATCACTTTCAGGTCAGATTTAAGCATCGCGACATTCTCTTTGTGTCCCTCACGAACGTTCTGTCTGAGTTCAACGGCTGCGGCGCGCAAACGCTCAATCGTCTGGAATGTGGTTATCATGCTCATAGTTCGGTCGTCCTTTCCTGTCTGGTTAGCCGTGTGATGACGCGCGGGGCGGTTGCTGTCTCGGGCGTGATAATGTGGGGGTTGGTGTGTGGTGCGGGCGCCTGAACATTGGCGGTTCGCGGTGGGCGGTAGGCCTGCTCGCCCCATTCCTCCGGCTCCATGGCGCCCCCAGGCGGCCGACGGATCATGGTCGCACTAACCGCAATGATTGCCGCCGTGAGGATCGACCCCAGTACGGCGCCGAGCATAATGCAGGTTGCGATCGCGCTCATTCCGGCCTCATCGCGATATGCAGGATAAAGCCGATTGCAACCATGCAACCGGCAATCATGGCCCACAGGCCGATTTCAAGATCGGTCATGGCGCGGCGCTCCTTTCCGCCGCCAATTCGGCGTCAGCGTTGTCCCAACCCTCTCTCCAGGCATCTCCATAGCCGGTGCCCAGCTGCGCCACGTCCGGAGGAACCACCTTTCGCTTGCCGTCGCGCCTCGCCTGATCGCCCAGCGCCATGGCGTCAGGTATGGTCACGCCTTCGGGTTCTGTTTCCGGTTCATCCGACTCCAAGGCTTCGGCAACGGCGGCAGGAGCGGCGGCCTGCGGCTTAGAGTCAGTCGGTGCGGATGACGGGATTGCCGAAAAGTCGGACAGTTGAGGCCGTCGAACTGCTGCCGCCCCGGCCTGCGCTTTGTCGCTGGCGCCCTCCATGTCGTACAGATCGTCATCGCGGCGGATCAGATCGTCAAGGTCGGTGTTCATCGGCAGCACCTTGGAGTGCCGCCGCGCCACGGTCTTCCGGCACATTTCGCCCTGGTGATCGCGCCACGGCCCTGTCGGATTGCCGTCTTTGTCCTTCGCTTTCGATGATTTCCGCCAGATAGCCATGATTTCATCGATGCTCATGACCTCCCGCGATTTCTCGCCGGATTTCAGCGTAGCCACGGAATAGGCGGCAATGATCTTGCCGCGGTCTCCGCCCATGAAAGGCTTGTGTTTGATGTATGGATCATCGCCCAACTCGAACTCAAAGGCATCCTTTTCGTAAACGACATGCGCCTCCCACGTAGCAATCTCGCCGCTGTTGCGGACCTTCTTCCGAAGCCCGGCAACCATCGGCATCCACTGAACGGCGTCGATCCATTTCTCGTCGCCGTTATTATCCTTGATCTTGGTGTTGTAGATCACCAGTGCGCCTTCCCGCCCATCGGGCAGCAGACCGTCTTGAGCCGCCTTCATCGCGCTGGTGAAAAGGGTTGGCCGGTCAGCCTTGGCTAGCTTGGGGTTTTGCTGCACGGCGGTCAGCACGACACGCTTGAACTTTTCGATTGGGATATGCGCGGGAAGCGCGGCTTGAAACTGCGCGCTTCTGGTTTCGAGTTGTTCATTGAGCCGGACAAGTGGATTGTCGGTTTTGACAGCGACTTCATTCATGAGATTTACTCCTGTTGGGATGTGCCGTCAGCGCACAACGGCGGTGGTGGCTTCAAAGATGCGGACTCCGCGCAGATCGCGGCCACCGGCTTTGATGAAAGCGCGGACCGCCTTCTCAAGGCCGTCGCTGGGGAAGTGCTGCCGCAGCGCCTCCAGGTCGATGCCGTTGCGGTCAAGGCCGTCGAACGTCCAGACCGTGCGAAGGCTTGACAGCGAGCCATATTCGCCGCGCGTCTGGCTCAACTCAGCCGCCTTGACGGTGGCGGCCTGCTCGGCCCGCGCAAGGTCTGCCCTGGCGGTTTCAGCGGCCTGCTCGGCCTGGACGGCGGCATCAAGGCTTGCCTGATCACGCATGGCCCTGGCGCGTTCCTCGGCTTCGCGGCGGGCGGCCTCAGCGGCTTCACGGGCTTGGCGCTCCTGTTCCTCGCGCTCCCGGCGGGCTCTAGCTTCCTTGTCGCGCAGATAGATGGTCAGCTTGCGCTCGACGTTCGACTTAGCCGCCGCCACCGGGTCTGTGATTGCCTTGAAGAAGCCGTCAACAGTGCGCCCGCCCTCGAGGTAGGGCTCCTTTGCGCCGACTCGTTTCGCGTCCGCCGATTTGACCAGCGCAGCCAACTGCTTGACGAAATCCGTCACCTTCCCTGCCGCGTCATCGCTTGTCACGTCCGGCACGCGCGCAGCGGCGGCAAGCAGTTCGTCGCGGCGCACAATCATTTCGTAATTCTCGTCGCGGAGCTTGTCGCGCAGCATGTCTCCCGTCAGAAGATCAGGTGGCGGGCGGTTGTGGTTGAGCAATTCAGCAAGCGCGTCAGTCATCGGCTTCTCTCCTGTCAGAAATGCAAAGGTGTCCGGTTCAGGTCGATGGCAGCGCCGGGCGCCGCAAACGGATCGTTGGGCTCATGCTGCGCCGCGTAGTCGATGCGCGCCGACAGATAGCGAAACTCCTGTTCGGCAATGGGGTTGCCGCATAGCCACGACCAAGCGTCAAGCGGGTCGGCGCATTGGCCATTGACCTCGCATTGCAGCGCTTCATCGCCGATCAACTCGCCGGTGTCGGCGCAGATTGGCTGATACATCCAGATGCGCGCAGGTACGAACACGCCGCCGCGAACCAGCTTGCGCTTGAACCAACCGCACTGCGGATCATCGCCATGGGCGGGCGGCGCGCGACCAGCCAGCGCGGCGCGGTGCCAAGCGTACAGCGCAGCCTGTGGCGTCGGCTGCCTCATGAGTCACCTCCGGCGGCGGCCACGGGTTTAAGCTGTGGGGAACCCATGGCCGCCCCTGCATCGGGGGGATGACCGGAGCCGCCGGCCGCGGTATCCGCCATCACGGCGGAATCCTCAATGATAATTTCAAGCTGTTGTTTCAGCACGCAGTAAGCGTTTCCAGGAAACTGAGCTGCCAAGCGCTGGGCAGCGCGCACCGCGTCCGCAGCGTCGGCATATTCCATGGGCCACCTGTGAGCATCGACGACGAACCGCCCAGTCGTGGCGCCGCGCCTCACCACAAGCCAGCCGCCGCCAACAACTTCTCCAGCCGCCGCGCGGCGCATGGACCATGCGGAATCTGTCATGACGCCAGCGCCTTCAACAGCAACATGCGTATTGCAGCCGCTTGGTTTGTGATCCCCGCCGCCCGCATGTGAGCCGCAAGCCGGGCTTCCAGATCGGTGCCAGGGCGAAAGGCAATCGTGGTTGGCCCAACAGATCGCGGCATCATGTGGCTCATGGACTGAGCGGCATCGCACGGCAGGGCAGAATTGCGGCCGGTGATGATAAGGCGCGTCATGACCTCGCCTCCGCAGCGGCCTGCTTGACAGCAGCGCGGCCCTCGTCGGTGATCACGTAGGAGATTGCGTTATCATCCGCGATATGGCGCACCACATGGCCGGTTCTAACAAGCTTCTCAATGGTGTCACTCATGGCAGCGCCCCATGTCAGGTCGGGGACTTTTTCGCCCACCATGTCGCGCAGCACGATAATGTCGAATTTTGTGAGGAAACTCATCCTATCGCCCCATGTCCACGTCGTCCGGATCGCGCGCCGGGGCTTTCTTGATGCCTAGAGCACCGTCTACCGCGCTAAGCGGCCCTTGCGGCGGGGCCTTATCAATCCCAAGCGCATCTTCGATGCACTCAACAATAGCTATCGCTATAAGCTCTGATTGTTCCCAGCGAGGATGGATTCGCGCGATGTCCAGCTTCCGGCTCAACTCTTGCACCGCCTTCAGCCTTTTGTTGCTCATTGCTTGCCCTCCCATGTTAACGGTCCAGATCAATTAGATTAGGATGATGTTTTTGGAGTCTGTTTGTTGCTCCATCTGCCAGCCTATCAAGTGTGCGCGGGCCAATTTCCCCGCCCGTAATCTGGTCGCACAGGTCGCGAACGTCTGGCCAATCCCAAACAGCATTGCTTTCCGCGACGATGGTTTGCACCTTGTTGTATATCCACCGCGTTTTCACAACAGGCCCTCCGCGCGGGCTATGGCGGCAAGTGCGATAGACTCAATCTCCGCCTTGGTGCGGTTTTTTCCGACGTCCAAGTGAGCGGGCGGGCGCGATATGCAGCCCTCCGCAATCTCTTTCAGCGCCGCCAGCAGATCAGGCGCGGCGGCAAGCAAGTGAATGTTTGCGGCTGACTCAGCGTTGCGGTACCTAAGAGTACTCAGGATGCCGTCTCCATTTACATCGACAATATCGATAAATCGGCCGTCATCTTCTCTGACTATTTCCCAATGCCCAGGCGTGTGCTCGCTCATTGCTTGCCCTCCGCGCGGGCTATGGCGGCGGCAACGTCAGCACATGCCTTTACCCACTCGGCGGGGCTGGCCTGGCTCGTGCCAATTAGTTGCTTAATCGCCGCCAGCAGTTCCGCATTGACGGCGCGGAGTTTGTTGCGCTCGGCATCAACTTTCATAAACGCGTTCTGGTTATGTCGATTAATGACTCGAAGTTCCTCCAAGGTTTCTAGAATTGATTTATCTGGCGCAAACGGAACCATGTCCTCCTCCACTGCTTTGTAGCTATACCCAGCCATCACCACGCATAATCCGCGTCTTCGAGCTGATCCTGAATCGCACCGCTGATCTTCGGGCGCTGGGTCTCGACAAACGCCATCATCGCCGCTTTTCGCTGGCCGGTGACAGGCTGCCGGGTTTCAATGCACCATTCGCGCTTGCCGTCGGTTTTGCACTCAACCTCTACGGAACGGATGCACTCAACTTCCCAGATCAGGCCGCCGTCATCGTAGTCGTACGCGAGTTCGAGCTTGACATCTTCCGACTCCACGTCGTCCGGATCGTCTGACAGCGGAATTTCTACGGTCCAGTCTAATGTTAGGCTGCAGCGCATTGATTATTCCTCATGGCCCAAGCCCGAGCCATCGCCCTCGCCCCAGCCCGAGCCATCGCCCTCGCCCTCGCCCGAGCCCCAGCCCGAGCCCCAGCCCGAGCCATCGCCCTCGCCCCAGCCCGAGCCCCGGCCCGAGCCCGAGCCATCGCCCTCGCCCTCGCCCGAGCCCCAGCCCGAGCCCAAGCCCGAGCCATCGCCCTCGCCCCAGCCCGAGTTATCATTTCGAGGGTTGTAATCAGGGTTGAAAACGATCATGAAATCTATTCCCATTTTTCACCCGCAACGCTGCGAATGGACGCCGCCGCCTTGATGGAGCAATCAATCAGCGCGCAGGCGTTAAACACCGTCACCGACGCTCTACTCGGTGAGAACTTGCACTTTGCCGGGATCACGCCCTCCGTAGCGCAGTCAATCAGGGTTCCGCCTTCTGCTGCGTGCCAGCGCCACATTTGACGTGCATTCAAAAGATGCACGGTAGAACCGTCGTTCCCGGCGTATTCGCCAAACAGCACGCCCGCGTCACAGCTGCGTACAATCACAGGCCGCCCCAACTCGCCAATGATGGTGAGCTTCGGCGCGTCTGCTTCGGGCGTTGCTGGCTTGTTGTTGCTCATGGCGCTTACCAGCGCGACAGCTTGTTCGATGGTTAGTGTCGTCATGTGTGGTCCTCCGTTGATGACAAAGCGGTGGTTACTTGGTGGAGTTGTCCGGCTCGTCCTTCTTGGAGTTGTCTCCGAGGACGGACCAATTGCCCTGCTCAATCAGGGCGATGCGGGCATCTACTTTTGCCTTGGCATCAAGTAGTTTCTGCAATTCCTTTTGTTTTTGATCGATCTGGAACGCCAGAGACCGTTGGTTTGTCATCACGCCGCGAATGACTTTCAGTACTTCTTCTTCGCGCTCCCGAAAGTGGTCATCCCGCTCCTTCTGGACGAGTTCCTTCAAATCAATGCCGTCAATGGGCTTCATGTGTCGTCCTCCGTTGTGTGGAGGGCATAGTTGCATACAATGTAACGCTTCGCAAGGGAAATGTTGCTCTAGAAACAACGAAGCATGGCTCAATCCGCCTCCGCAGCGGGTTGAACCGTCAGAAAATCAATGCTTTATGGAGCTTGAAAATTTCTCAGAGCAAGCAGGAGTGCTGCCGCCATCACCAGCAGCGCGCCGTATCCCGCAATCACGCTATGGACTGGCGACGGCCATTGACGGGCGTTGATCCAGCCTATGACGGCAAGGCCCGCCAGCCAGCCGGCGAACAAGAAGGTGATTCCGGCGCTGGAAAGGTGGAGGGCTCGTGAAATGGCCAAGCCTGCCGCCACCCACATCAGGCCGCGCACGAGAAACCCGCCAATATCGCCCATGACTACCCTAGCCGTTTGTACCGTCACGTTTAGGGAATGTGACCTCCAACACCCGGCGAATGTGGTCTATTTCATCGCGGCTGCGCCCCACAAAGAACCGCCGAATCCAGGTGTCATCGGGGTGTCGAAACAGGTCATTCGGGTCTTCTAAGGCAAGAAACCCAATAAGCTGATCGAGGTTTTTTTGCTCCGGCATCTGGCCCGAGCACCAACGTGAAACCGTCGCTTTATCCACGCCGAGCGCGCGAACGACATCGGCCTGCTTGAGGTGCCTGCGCTCGATCCAGTCTGCCAAGTAGTGCAGCCGGTTTGGATTTTTTGATCCGTGGATGACGTGAATCGGCATGGAAAGCAACATAACCGGGCGCCTAACTTCCTGTCGTTATTGCAGGAAACAACGGGGCTTGACTTTCGTTGCGCTGTATGCAACGAAAAGCGCCATGACATCTCCATTGACGAACTATCTGAGCGAGGAGCGCGGCAGGGTGACGGCCTTGGCTGATCGGCTGGGAATTAACCGAGTGACGCTTTACCGCTGGGGAAAAACAGCGGTGCCAGCCGAGCGGGTTGTTCAGTTGGAACGGCTGACTGGCATTCCGCGCCACAGACTGCGGCCTGACATTTTCGAAATAGCGCGGAGCTCCAGAGCATGACCAATTCATCAACAGCAACGCTCGCACCTGTTGCCTCCCTGCCGGTCCGGGCGCTGCTTGCGGGCCGCCGTTGTCCTCCGTTGGCGGCCCGCCCCCCTTTGCCGCCGTAGCGGCCATCGTGTTCTTGTCATGGGTACAGAATGGCAGCGTGAGTGTGTGAGGAGGAGGTAGCGAGTGTTGCAGAGTTTGAACCAAGCCATTGATGCCGTCGAGCGCGCCGAGGGCATTGTGCAGTTGATGTATCGCGCCGCGCGGGGGAGCCATGAAACAGACCAACAGACCGTCCAATTCATCGCGAGACAGGCTCAACTCAGCCCCAGCGTGGTGCGCAGATTTCTCCAGCCGTCACGGCGGCCGAAAGACGTATCTCTCACTACCTGGACCCGGCTGGTCGCTGCTTACCGCCGCCTGCTCCAGCGCCAGCTTGATGCTGTACGGGTTGAAATCAGCCGTATCGAGCACATGCAGCGTGATCAAAATGGCATGGATGGCGCTGCGGCTCTCATGGGAGAGGCGAAGGCTCTCGTGGCGCGTATCGAAGCTGAAATCCAGCAGGGCGGCCGCCGCAAGGCAGGCTGACGCGATCTGCCGTGCCGCCGGGCGGGACCGCAAGCCGCCGCAGGGGCGGCCATGATCACCACCACATTGGATCGTCTCGCGGCGCGGCAAACATGGCAGCCGGTGGGCGAACTACTCTTGACGCCGTTTCCCGGCGGTCCAGACGATCCGCTGCCGTTGGCGCGCATCGTCGAGATTTACGACGTGGATGCGCTGGGATGGTGCTGCCGCGCGGAGCCTCAATACGCGAAAGAATGGCTTCAGTTTGGCATCTGGTGTGCGCGCCAAGTCGAGCATCTTTTCTTGGACCCCGCATGTGGAGCTGCCCTGGACGCCGCCGAGCGCTACGCGAAAGGCGGCGCGGACGAAAACGAATTGCTGCGGCAGCACCGCGCCGCGTGGATCGCCGCGCGCGGCATCAATAAGAAGGAAACACTGCGGACTTCAGCTGCGCTGGCGGTTGCCTTCGCCATGGAGGCCGCCTGGGAAGCAAAATGGGTTCTGGCGATAGACGGGGACAGGCCCGCAAAGCACCTTCGCTCATTTCGGCTTTGGAAATTTTTGATGCGAACCGCAACGGAGGCGCAGCTTGCGGACGGCACGCCGTCCATGCGTGAGCGGCAAACAGCAGAGCTTTTGCGCATTGTCACTGAAACGGAGGCAAGATCACCATGACAATCGGCTCAAATTCCGATGGCCAGCTCAAGGCCATTGTCGAGCGCATTGAGCGGCTCGAAGAAGAAAAGAGGACGATCGCAACCGACATCAAGGAAGTCTATGCCGAGGCCAAGGCCAACGGTTTCGACACCAAGATTCTTCGCAAGGTGATCGGCTTGCGCCGCAAGGAAGCCGCCGAGCGCGCGGAGGAAGAAGCGCTGATTGCCACCTACATGGCGGCGCTGGGGATGCTTGCGGACACGCCCTTGGGGCGGGCCGCGATGAGGAGCCAGGAGGGGCGGTCATGACAACCGGCTATCAGTGGGCGCGGAAGCGCACGACCGCTGCCTTGCGCGAAGAAGTCGTTGCGATGCATCGCGAGGAAGATCAGGTTCACATTGCGATCGTCCAGCTGCTTGAGGTTGCCGCAGCGCCGGGCGTCGTCTGGTGGCACACGCCGAACGGCGGGAAGCGCAGCAAGCGCGAGGCCGCGCGGTTCCGGGCCATGGGCGTGTTGGCTGGGGTCGCGGATTTCGCCATCTCCATGCCCGGCGGACGGTTTGCCTTCATTGAGGTCAAGTCGCGAGGCGGCTGCCTCAGTGCGGAACAGAAGGCCTTCCTGCGGTCCATGGAGGCCAATGGGCACCAAACGGCGGTGGTGCGCAGCCTGGCCAATGCCAGCGCCGCGCTGACTGGGTGGGGAGCCATTCGCAACGCGCGGGTGGCGGCATGAGCGCGTCACTGTCTCGCCTTTGGACCGCAGACGAAGACGCCCAGCTTGCCGACATGCTGGCCAAGGGCCTGTCGGCCACTCAGGTGGGTATCGCGCTGCACCGGAGCCGCAACTCCGTCATCGGCAGGGTGCATCGGCTTGAACACGCCGGCGCTACCTTGACCCGATCGCGCGGCCCACTGAAGCCGCCAGGCACCCGCAAATATACGCCGCGCAGTGTGCGCAATCCGGGACCGCAGCCCATTGCCAAGCCTCAGGGACAGGCCGTCAAGAGCATACTTTCGCTTGCCGAGGTCAGCGCTGCACCGGTCATCAAAGAGCCGCCACCGCCGCCCAACACCAAACCGGTTTCAATCCTCAAGGTTACGGGTTGCCGGTACGCATTGACGGATGACAAGCCGCATCGGTTCTGCAACGCGCCGATGAAGAAAGGGTCAAGCTACTGCGAACATCATCATGCGCGGTGCTACGACGGGATGCCTCGCGCCGGGAAACGGACGCAGCCCACCGTGCCGTCTTTCGCAATGCGCGCGGGGGTGATGACGTGACCCGCTACCTCAGCATCTGCTCTGTCATTGAGGCTGCAAGCGCGACCCAGCGCACGATGAGGGCGGCGGCGTCATGACAGCAATTCGCATATTTAGCGCAGTGATTGCGCTTCTTGCCGTCGCTACCTGCGTAAGTGCGCTCACAACATTGGGGGTGGTGTCTCCTACTTTTGCCTGGCAATTTTTGCTCGGCGCGCTGGCTATGTGCGTAGTGGTTAGGCTGACGTCATGATTACGGATGCCCTCAAAATCAACGCGCTGGACGCTGTTGCTGCACTGGCGACACCGCGCGCCCTTGAGGTGTTGAACCTCTTAGGCCAATGCCCGGAGCGCGGCTATCGCGCGGCGCTGGCCAACTTGTGGGACAAGGAACCCGGAACTTGGGGCGGTCCTGTGTGGCTTATTGAGAAGGCAATCATAGTCATCAATCTCGTCGTCTTTGCAATTGATGAACTGGCGTCCATGGGCACGGTGCTGACCGAAGAGAAGCGGGCATCCCTTGTGGACTTCTTCATACAAAGAATGAGATTTGCTGACAAAGAAAGGCTGGGGCCGCAATGGCAACCCGGTGTGGACATCGAATGTTCGCTGGATGACTTGCTTTTGGGCGGGAAGCACAAGCAGGTGGCTGACTTTTTTGCGGGCATTATGTCGTGATGAAGAATGAAACATGGTGGAACGTCTTTTGCCCCTTGGACAACAAGCCAGACTGGGTGCGATACAGGATCACGTACCCGTGCCTGACCTCTGTGACAACGGACCCTAGCGGTCGTCACGTGTCTGGTGCCAGTTGTGACTTGCGTGTGGTCGAGATCATGCGCTTGCCGTCGGGTACGTCATGATGACAGATGACACCAAGCTTCAGGTCCTCAGACACCTGGACAAGCTCGACCGTGTAGGGCTTCCTGGCGTGTACAAGCGCCTGACAACCGGAGCGACGGACAGCAGCGGAGCCGTTGTGCCCGGTGTTGGTTTGGAAAGCCGCCGAGCCGTGCTGATTTTCTGGCTCATGTGCCTGCCGCAGGTGAGTTCACGAATCGATGTGATGGTGGTGCTGGACGGGCAGCAGAACACAGACGGCACGACCGGCCTTGACGCGCTGCTTGCGATGAAGGCCAACGCTGACAACACGTGGAGCAACGGCGGCAGGCCTGAGAATATCGGTTGGGCGCTGGATGACATCATTGCCTCACAACGGGCGGGGTATCGGTGATGACCCTCGGCAACAGCATGGCCGTGCCCGTGATGGCTTGGATCGGCCGGCGGATCGCAGCAGCACTGGAGGCCGGAGCATGACCGAAGCAAGCACCCCATCATCCGTGATGAGCGAGGGAAAGAAGGTTCCGGAGTGTGAGGACTGCAAGTGGATGGTCATGCTCAAGAAGACGGAAATGTGCGATTTCCGCGACATGTTCGTCATTGCGGCAATGCGGAGGCGGTCAAAATACGGTTGCGGGCCAGAGGGAAGGCAGTTTGAGCCTAAGCAGGTGGACGCATGACGCGCAATTCAATCCATTGGGTTCCCGTATCGGTCGAGGTTCACTTTGCCATCGCCGGAGTTCCGAAAAATGAGTGGCCGCGCGAAACCTACCGGCTGAGGGATGTTTCAGACCTGCGCTGCTGGAGGGCAAACGAACGCCTTGCGATGACGCTCTCCGTCACAACCAAGGCGGTGCGCGGTTATTGGTCCAGTGCTGTTGCTGCATACGCGCATCGCTTGAACAACGACGCAGCACAGACGGCGCGGAACATGCCATCGCTGATAAAGGGTCCGAAAGAATGACGCGCGCCCCCGGTCGGATTGAGGGTCTACCGCCGCTTGACACGCCTGAATGGCAGCGCGATCCGCACTCGTGCCTGACCTGCGCTCAAGTGTATCGCGATGACGATGATTTCCGGTGCCGTCGCACCCGCACGCGATGCCGGTTCGAACGCCACGAGACCGGAGAATGCAAGCCAGAGGCGCTGCATTGGGAACAGTCAACGTGGAAGGCTGCGCCATGAACGCGCCGCTCTCAACATCCGCCAAGGACGGCAACGAGTTTCGCTTCGACAATGAAATGCTGTTGCTCGGAGCCATCCTCGTATCCAACGATTGTGCCGCAACATATCGAACCGCCGCCGCGATCATTGGGCCCGAGCATTTCTACGAGCACTTTCACGCCAGGTTCTTTGAGGCAATTGGTGATACGGTCGAGGAAGGATTGAACGAATTTCCTCTTTGGCGCCGCGTCATGGACAGATTGCAGGACGATTGGAGCCTTCGCGAAATCGGAATGACATCATCAAAAATGGTCGCGCGCTACGCGGTTGCCGTCGCGCCGACGGTTTGCGTGCCTTTCCTTTGCCGGATGATCAGGACGGATTATCTGAAAAACGAAATCGCCGTTGCTGTAGAGGCCGGAAACTGGCCTGCCGCACATGAGATTGCGGGGGAAATCGAGCGCCTTGGCAAGGCCCACCTAGAGGCTGAGGCCGGGCTCCAACAGATCGGCGCTGCGGCGTCGGACGTGCTGAATGCACTGTCAGCGGCGTACCAGTCGCCCGACAGCGTAACAGAGTTCGCCTATCCCGGCAGCTATCAGATGCGCCAACTCATCGGCGGATGGCGGCGGGGCAGGCTCTACATCCTCGCCGGCCGCCCCAGCATGGGCAAGACGACTGTTGCCCTGTCCTGGCTGCTCCGCACCGCCAAGCAGGGCCACGGCGTGTTTCTGGCCAGTCTAGAGATGGGCCGCCAAGAGCTTGTAGAGATCGCCCTGTGCGACATCAGTTATGACCGGCACAATCGCGTGGAATATCGCGACATCGCCGCCACGGCCGTCCGGAACGCTGGTTTCGAGGAAAAGTTTCGGCATGTGTACGCTGCCCTGCCACGACTGGCGGAATTGCCCCTCATGATATCGGACCGGGCGGGCCAAACGGTGGCTGAGATACGATCCCAGGCCCAGCAATACGCCCAGCGGCTGGCCGCAGAAGGCAAGCGCCTGGATGTCATCGCCATTGACCACATGAACAAGATCAAGGCGAGCGGGGCCTATGCCGGGAACAAGGTTGCCGAGACCGAGGAAATATCGGCCTCCCTCAAGCAGCTGGCCAAGGACCTGCAATGCGCGGTCATTTGCCTCTGCCAGTTGAACCGGGCCGTCGAGGGGCGGGAGGAGAAGCGCCCGGGTCTCTCAGACCTGCGCTGGAGTGGCGCCATCGAGCAGGACGCCGACGTGGTGATGTTCGTCTATCGGGAGGCCTACTATTTGGAGCGAAGCAAGCACGACGATATGGACCGCGAGCGTGACCGGGGCCTCAGGCTGGAGGCCGCCCGGAACCGCCTCGAAGTGATCTTCGCGAAGAACCGGTCAGGCCCCTGTTCGGTGCTGGAGTTCTATGCCGACATGGGGTGCGGTGCCATCCGGGACATGGATGGCAGGCCATGAGCGCAACCACCTGGACGAAGTTCTATTGGGCGGACTGGGGGATCGACCCGGCCCTGAAGCTATGCAGCCTCGCCGCCCAGGGGCTTTGGATGAGAATGCTATGCGTAGCGGCGGAGGCAACCCCGCGCGGCTACGTGGCTGTGAACGGCTCTCCACTCGACAGCAATGACATCGCCAGGATCGCCGGCGAGACTAAGGCGACCGTGGACGACCTGCTGGCGGAGCTGGAAGGGAAGGGGGTTTTTTCGCGCGACCGGCGAGGCTGCATATATAGCAGACGCATGGTTCGCGACGAGAAGATCGCGGAAAAAAACGAAAAAAACGGCAAGAAAGGAGGAAACCCAAGCCTAAGAAAACAAAGGCAAAATTCTGACTGGGATAACCCACCGGATAAGCCGGGGGATAAAGCCCATATGCCATATGCCAATAGCCATATGCCAGTAGTAGCTAGTGTTCCACCACCTGAGAGTTTGCCGCGCGCGCGCGACCCGGAGGTTATTTCCAAACCGCCACCCTCCCAACCTGTCACCAACCGGCACCGCGTCATCGCCGCAGACGTGCTCGACCGAGGAAAGGCCAGCCTCTCGCCGTGGGAGACAAAATTTCTCACCGATGCCATCGGCCGGAACTCGCTCAATGCCAAGCAGCAAGCCACGTTCGACGCGATCGCAGCAAAGATCGGCGTGAACATGGCCCAGGTCATGGCAACATGGCGCAAGCGCCTCGAAGCCGCACGCGACTGGCGACAATGGGACCCGAAATGGGGACCGCGACCTCACGCGCCTGGCTGCCTCGCGCCATCCGAACTGCTGGACCCCGACGACGGCGACGGTTGGACCGACTGGAAACCAGACCCAAGGGCCACAGCATGACCGCCAACGACCAGCACGGCGCGCTTGCGGAGGCCGAAAAAAGCCCAGTTTCAGCGGGCTTTTCCAACGCCACCCTCAATTCTCACCGGAAAACCCTCGAAAAACGCTTCCGGCGGAACTGCCTGATTTTGCAAGTTCCGCCGGATATTGTTGAAAATGTTGAGGAATTGTCAGGCGTCGGTGATGGCTCGCCCGAAATGCGCCTCAACGATTTCGGCGGAAAGGTGAGCTTCGGCCCATTGCAAGGCCTGATCAGCCGATACGGGCCGGATGCCATCGCCGCCCGTCCAGTTGTTGCCATCGACGCGGCGACTCCAGCGGGACATTGGCCCACCACTGCCGGCCACAAAATACGCTCCAGACCTCGCGGTGCGGTAGAGCTTTTCGTCCCACCACCGAAAGTCGGACGAAAAGCAATCCGCCGTAGCGCCGCCGATCAAAGTGGCGGTGTTGGTGTCGTAGCGCTTGCCGTTGATGATTTTCTTCATGATTCCAATCCTCCGAACCGTTGTGACGGGTTACTGCTTGCGCGGGGTCGCCACCAAAACGTCCGGCCGCGGCGTGATCCAGTATGCTTTGCCGCCGGGGTGCTGCCCTGGCGCTGCGACATACAGGTCGCCGAGGGCGAAAGGGGTAACCCACCGGTCGCGATCTTCTGGCGCGCGGCTGTATTTGATCCAACAGTCGCCGTAGCTGCCGGTCTCAATGACGATCTCAAACCCATCTTCTTGCAGGCCGCTGCCCTCGAAAGCTTTCAGCAGCCAATCCCGAGCCTCTTGTTCTGTCGCGAAGGCGCTTATGTCAGCGCCCTGGTCGATTTTGCCATCTTCGCTGTAGTGAGTGGCGTAATACATCGTCATCTCCTTTTGTTGAGCACCTATCGGGTGCGTAATATGTTTATGCACCTAACGGGTGCGCATGTCAACAGGGGTGAGCCAGTTTTTTTTCAAACCCGACAAAACACAAGCCAAATCAACATCATGGGGTAAATGATGCCGCGCCTGCACCGCCGGAAATCTATCGTCACGCCGCCTCGTAGGGATAATCTGACCCCGAGTAAACGCCCCCCGACGGGCGATGAGGGGCCGACGGACTTCGCGCTGCAGCGCCAGGCCGAGCTGATCGGGCAGGGCACCGTCTGCGCCGTGGCCTCCCGGCGCGTCGAGATGACCGGCGGGAAAGGGGTTCGAGCCGTCGCTGAAATGGCCTCCGCGTCCGTCCAAGGCTTGCTCTACGCCCGCAATCTCATCGGGAGCGACGAGTACCGCGCGGCCTGCGAATACGCCCGCCTGCATCGCCTGCTGTGGGGCAGGGCGACCGCCAAGCCGTCAGGGTTATCGCGGGTGCTGGCGACCGGCCTCACAGAGCGCCTCGAGGCCGCCACGGCTGCCGCGCGGGATCAGTTGGACGACGAGTCCTACACCGCCTGGGTGGCCGACCAGCGGGTGATCTACGAGCGGGGCGAATACCGGCTCCGGCACATCGCGGGCGGCTCAGGCACGGCCCGCCGGCTGATCAGGATGGCCATGCGCGCGGCGGTGATCAACCAGGAGTATCCCGTTGGCCATGCGGCGCTGTTGCGGGTGAAGCGCGCGCTGCGAGAGCTGGCCGATGCTTGGGCGATTGAGTGAGGGGGCTTGACCCCTGGTAGCAATCGTGTATCAGTAACGCCATGGCCCGACGATTGACTGTCCGGGGCTATTCAATCGTCTCCAACCACGTTGAATTGTTAGGGGCCCGGCGCCACAAGCGCCGGGCTTTTCTGTTTCATGTTAAACAATCAGGGAGCATTCCCATGACAACCGAAAAAGCCGCGCCGCCGCCCGCCCGCGAGAAGTCGGTCCCGACGGGCGAGAAGATCACCCCCGCGCTGGCCCGCGCGCTGTGGTTCCAGTCCGGCCGGCCGACAATCGCCGACTTCGCCCTTCAGCTGCAGGAGCAGGGCTATCACGCCCCGCGCACCACGCTGGAGCGCTGGTGCAATGCCGACAAAAAGTGGAAGCTGGCACGGACGCAGAAAGAGGAAATCATCCCCGCTGAAAACATCATCGCGGCCCTCAAAGAAGCGCGCGACGTGTCGAGCGAAATGGCCGCCGATGTGTTCCTTGGAGCCAAAGCACAGCTGGTCGCCAGGCTCTACGAAACCATCAAGGTCATGCCGATTACCACCATCGACGAATGGGCGGCCGCGCTGGACTGCTGCGAGAAGATCGAGGCGTTGATCCACATCGAGCGCGGCAAGGCAATCACCGACGACAAGCGCCGCGGCGCGCTGTTGAATGTGTCGCCCGCCTTGATGAACCGCGTCGAGCCAGAAGTGGTGGTGGCGCCCTTCAAGCGAGCCAACTGACGATGTTCCGGCCTGCCGACCAACGGAACGTGCGAGCGGCCATGGACGCCGCCCTGCCGCAGCCGTTTGAGGCCGAAATCGAACTGCTTGATGGCCGCACCAGGATGCGGGCTTTCGTGACAGACCCCGACAATCACGCCATGCCGGTGGCGCAGGTGACCTGGGATTACGACGCGTCAAAGGCAATGAACGGCAAGGCGCAACCGCGCGAGGGTGAGTTGGCCTATGTCATCTCGCAGTTTGTCACCGCCTGCCAGGCCTACGCGGCCAGCAAGGGGTAGGGAGAGCACATCATGCCGGCGCGGGCCTTGCGCGGCCTGCGATACCTGCGGCCCGACAGCGCGATACCCGATCTTGCTCAGGCAGTCGGCGAGATGCTGCCAACCCTCGACCTGGACGAGACGCTCGATTTCTACAACCGTTTCGAAGCGCTGAAGCCGACAACCGCTGACCGGGCGTTTCTGGCGCTGAATGATTTGTTCTACCTGTTGGTCGGCATGTGCAACCGCCGGGACGCGGTGCATCCGTGGATATTCGACCGTGTGCGCGAGGTTGAGGCTTCTCCCAATGGGCACCTCGACCTGTGGGCGCGTACTCACTACAAATCGACGATCATCACTTTCGCGCTGACGATTCAGGACATACTCAATGATCCGGAATTGACCGTCGGAATTTTCTCTTATTCCCGGCAAACGGCGTCGAAGTTCCTCGCGCAGATCATGCACGAGCTGGGCGTGAACGACAGGCTCAAGAATTGCTTTCCTGACGTCTTGTTCTGGCAGCCTGACCGGGAGTCGCCGCGCTGGAGCCTGAATGGCGGCATTGTTCTCAAGCGCACCAGCAACCCAAAAGAGGCCACGGTTGAGGCATGGGGGCTTGTCGAAGGCCAGCCAACGGGCGTCCACTTTCGTGTACTGGTGTTCGACGACATGATCGAGCTGCGAAACGTCTCGAACCCCGAGCAGATCACCAAAGCGACCGAGGCGTGGGAGTTGAGCGACAACCTAGGCTGCGGTGATGGCACTATCCGCCGCTACGTGGGAACGCGCTATGCCTTCGGCGACACATACCAGACCATGATCGAGCGAAAGGTGGTGCAAGTCCGGCTGCATCCGGCAACCCACAATGGACGCCCCGAAGGCAAGCCGGTGTTCCTGTCACAAAAAACGTGGGATCAGACAAAGATCGCGCAGCGGTCCACCTTGGCCGCGCAGATGCTTCAGAACCCGGCCGCCGGGAAACAAGCCATGTTCGAGGCCAAGTGGTTCCGGCCCTACGAAATCCGGCCTGTGACGATGAACGTCTATATCATGGGCGACCCTAGCCGGGGGCGACTGCAACGAAACGACCGGACAGCGATTGCGGTTGTCGGTGTGGACGCGCAAGGAGTGAAGTACCTCCTCGACGGCGCCAGGCACCGCATGAAGCTTAGTGAGCGCTGGGACATGCTGCTGATGCTGCATCGCAAATGGCGGGATGCACCAGGCGTCAAGCTGATCAGTGTGGGCTATGAGCGTTTTGGCCAGCAAACCGATGACGAGTACTTTCAGGAGAAGATGCTGGCCCTGAAAGACGAGAATGACCAATTCGCCATCGCGGAATTGGCGTGGCCGAATGAGGGATCAAACTCAAAGAAGGACCGCGTACAGCGCCTTCAGCCTGATTTTGAGCTTGGGCGGTTCTACCTGCCGCCCATCATCAAGCACCCGGAGTTCGGCGACTGCTACTGGAAGTACAACGAAGCCGACATGAAGGTCGATTACATGCCCGTGCGCGGCCCGACCCGGCAGATGCGCGCGGCAGAGGCCATGGGAACCAAGTTCCGCATTCCGCAGGCGATCGTACGCCGCGATGAGGACGGGAACATCTACGACCTGACGCACGCACTGATCAATGAAATGCTGACGTTCCCCTTCGGCAGCCACGATGACTTGGTAGACGCCGTATCCCGCATCTACGACATGAAGCCCACGCCTGCTATCGACATCGACCGCGTGGCGCCAAGCCTCCAGATTTACCCTGACGCATAGGACGGAACCCATGAGAGCACCGCGATTCAGCAATGACAGGCCGGTTTTGGCGGAAGGCGCCATTGCGGAGTATCAGCCAATCGACAACACAGGCCGCATCCTGGTCGAGCCGTTGTCACAGCCTACCGTAGCCCGTCAGCTCGCCGCCGGCGCGGCATCGGCCTCGGTGGCGCTGACCACCACTTGCTCGCGCGTTTCGATTTTTGCCCGCGGCGCAAACATCAGGTACGTCGTTGCCTCGTCTTCCCCGACGGCAACCTCGACCAGCCACTACATTGCCCAAGGCGAGCGGCTCAACATTGACGTGCCAGCCACGCCATGGATCGCCGCCATCCAAGCCGATGCCACGGCGGGCACGCTTGAAATCAGCGAGCAGTTCTGAGGCGGCCATGCCAGTCACCAGCCCCCAGGCCATCCCGGTGAAGGTCCGGGTGCGCACGCTGCGTCAGATGTGCATAGAGGCCGACCCCGAGTTCTACGTCGAGGGCCGCGAGCCGGTGAGCTACGAGTTTGCCGGCGGCAAGCGGGTGTTCCGCGAAGTGACCAACAAGTCCGGCGCATACGGAGACTGACGGTCCATGTTATCGCCAGACCATCGCCTGTTCGGTTTCGAACGCAACGGGCCTGTCCAGATTCAGACCGAAAATGGCCTCATGGACCCGCATGGCGACTTTGCCGCCGTCAATGCGGACCTGTGCCGGAAGATCGGGTGGAAGCTGTCCGAGGCTTACCCAGGCCATCCGTGGGGCGTCATGGCCGAGGCCGAGCACGGGATCGTGAAGATCGCATTGCAAGGCTTCATTCAGTGGCCGGTCACGATCAAGCTGTCCACCCTTGCCTCAGACCCGGGCCTCAGAAGCGTGGTCAGGTACGCTGGCGAGATTCTTGAACGCCTGCGTTTGCCCCGGACGGGCTTCTCCATGGCTGACTGGCGCGCTGCCAACAGCGCCAGGCCGTGGGTGTTCAACCGCAACAAGCGGCCTCCGGAGTAATACCAATGGCCGTAAAGATTGAGGATTGGGACACCAAGAACAATCTGGCGGCCGAAGGTGGAGCCACGTTTGGACGGCGCAGCATTGACCTTTCCGACGAGATGATGGCCGAGGAGCCGAACGAGCAGGAGGTTGAGGGCCAAGAGGACGACGACGAGGATGACGCCATGGAGGAGGGGGGTGGATTTCCGCTCACCGAAAGCCAGCTGATGTCCCTGGTGCGCAGCGCCTACTCTCAAGGCAAGTCATATCAAGAAATCCTTATGCCGCGCTGGACGTCGGCATATAACGCCTTCAACAACAAGCACTCTGCCGACTCCAAGTACTCATCGGCGCGGTTCCGTGGCCGGTCGCAGATTTACCGGCCCAAGACGCGATCCACGGCTCGCAAAAAGCAGGCTGAAGCCGCGGCGGCGCTGTTTTCGACGTCGGACGCGCTGATCGTCCGGGCGTCTGACGAGGCGGACCAGCAGCAGCTGGCGGGCGCCGAACTGATTTCGGCCCTGCTTCGGTTCCGCCTGGACCGCTCCAATGAGAACGCTGGCGTCCCCTGGTTCCAGATTGCCACCGGCGCGCATCTGGCCGCGATGCAGACCGGGATATGCGTCTCAAAGCAGTCATGGGAGTATCGACGGCAGTTCCTTGGCTACGAGGATGTGCCCCCGGAAACCATGCCCGTTCCGCCGCAGTTGCAGCCGCTTATCGGCATGGCAGAGGTGGTCACCAAACCGGCGACCCGGCAGCCCGTCTATCGCATTGTGCGCGATAGGCCGCGGATTGAGTTGATACCGCCCGAGGACGTGATCCGCGATCCGTCGGCGTCATGGGAGGATCAGGCGCAGGACTCGGCCTATCTCATCTTGCGGTTCCCGATGACCGTGGACGCGGCCCACACGTTCCTGACGAACAGCAACGACAAGTCAGCCGTCCGGTTCCTCAAGCTGTCGAAGGAGCAATTGGCCGGGGCGGCCTCAAGCTCGGACACGTCAGGCGCGGCCGGCATCAGGAGAGCGCGCGAGCAGTCCGGAACAGACCGGATGGCCGACTTCTCGGTGGACAAGTCCTATTCGCAGGTCTGGCTGCACGAGAATTTCTTCCGCATTGAGGGGCAGGACTATGTGTTCTGGACGCTGGGCCAGGACAAGCTGATTTCAGAGGTCATCCCGGTCGAGGAAGCCTACCCCGAACAGGGAGGAGCCCGTCCTGTTGTCATCGGTTGTGGCGCGCTGGAGCCATTCAAGATCGATCCCATGGCGCCGGTCGAAAGCTGGCAGCCCCTGCAGCGCGAAATCAACGACCTGGTGAACCTCCGGCTGGACACGGTGAAGCAGACCATCGCGCCACTGGCCAAGGTGCGGCGCGGCAGCACGGTGGACGTCAGGGCGATCCAGAACCGGACGCCAGACACCATCGTCTACATGAAGGACATGGGCGACGTTGAGTTCGACCGGCCCGGATCGGCGGCCGGAGAAGCCTTTGTCGAAATGGAAAAGCTGAACGCCGATTTCGACGACCAGGCGGGCAACTTCTCCACTGGCAGCGTCCAGACCAACCGGCAGTTGGGCGAAACTGTCGGCGGTATGCAGATGATGATGTCCAGCGCCAATGCGCTGGGTGAGTTTGATCTGCGGGTGTACGTCGAGACATGGGTTGAGCCCGTGTTGCGGCAAATCGTGAAGCTTGAACAGTACTACGAGAGCGATACCAACATCATCGCGATCAGCGCCAAGCGCGCCAAGCTTATGCCCCGCTTCGGCATCAGCGATGTCACGGACGATCTTCTGACGTCGCAGGTTGCGATCAGCGTGGACATCGGCCTTGGATCAAGCGATCCGCTGCAATCGCTGGCAAAGTTCCGGCAAGCTTCTGAGATCGTCCTTGGGCTTCTTGGTCCCCGCGCCCAGGCGCGCATGAAGGACGACGCCATTATCGACGAGGTGTACGGCAAGGCGGGATACCGGGATGCCTCCGAGCGGTTCTACAACAAGGCGGACGAGGAAGACGCGCGCATTGCCGAAATGAAGCAAGCGATGCAGGAAATGCAGGCGCAGATGCAGCAGATGGCGCAGGCCTTGGAGGACAAGAAGGCCGAATTCGAAGCAGAAATGATCAACCGCCAAAAGGACCGCGAGGCAAAAATCGAGGTTGCGAAGATTGGCGTTATGGGCGACGTGGCCAAACAGGAACTGGTAAACGAAAAAGAGGCAAAGAGCGCAGCGCAAAAAGAGCGAACAGAACCGCCCGCGCCGCCACAGATTAACCTGACGATTCCGGACAGCCTTGGGACCGCGCTGGGCAGCGCGATGACCAGCGGCGCGCAAGCGGCCTTCCAGAACATTCCGCCGCTACAGGTCAACATGCCGCCGCCGCAGCCGATGAAGCGCAGGGCTGTGCGGGATGAAAACGGCATGATTGTCGAAACCATCGATGAGCCTGTGACGCCTGGCGGAGCGGTCTGATGGCCAACCAGACAGTAACCACCGGCACGCCTGCCGCGCCGATCAATTACGATGACGCCTCAATAGCGCCGCTGCTGAACGGCGAAACCATCACGATCAACGGCGGCGCGGTTCGTGTCGATGCTGACGTGCGCTGGAACCAGCAGGCGGCAGTCCTTGGGCCAGTCACTCTTTCGTCTACCCTTGGCGGTTCATTTGTCATCGATGGATCGCAGGTTTGGGAAGTTCCGTTCTCAGCCTCAACTGGCAACGTTCCAACACAGGGCGCTCTCGGAGCAAATGGCGTTACTGGTGGAACGAGCGGCGCGACTGGGGAGCTTACTCGCGTCTGGGCCACTGGGTCGCTCGAGCCTGCGGCAGCGGGCGGAGCAATGCCTGCGACTGGCTTTATCAAGCTTCGCAGCAAGACAGGAACGTTCCAAAGCGGCGAGACAATCACCCTTCCCGGCGGCGCTACCATAACCGCCTCTGGCGCTGGCAAGCGCTCTTGGATACATGTTGTCGGCCGCGAGGCTTCCTCCATTAACGCCCCACGTCTCGGCAACTTTGCGCTGACTGGCGACTGGTATGATCTTGCTACGACGAATGGTCTCGACAACCAGACCATTCAATTCCCCGTGGCTGACGAATGCCCGGCGCTCCAGATCGAAACCGTCCCAGGCTCCGGCATCTACGAGTGGTGGCTGAACGCTGGCCGAAAGTGGGTCGGGCAAGTTCAGGTTCATACTCAAGCTGTCAATGGCATGACCGAGACCGTAAACATTGCAACGCGCCCGCCGTACAACGACCCCGCCGGGTTTCTGCACACTGCGAGGCAGCTCAAAGAAACGGCAACAACTGCAGTTCACGTAACATCAAACGCCATTGCTGCTACTGCAACTGAAACAGGCATATACACTCTTAGAACATACCTGAAAAAAGACACCCGGCGCTGGGGTTTTGCGCAGGTATCATCTGGTATTTCGAACGGAGACCGCTACGGGGTGATCATTGACTTTGACGCGGCTGGCGCAGTCGTCGCTACTCCCACAGTTGGTACCCCACTAAATACAGGCCACACAGTCACAAGCATCGGGGGCGGCTGGTTCCTTGTCGAGCTTACGATAAACGTGGCGACTCTGGCCGCAGGCGGGCTTGTTGGAACCATCGGCGCTTCCAACTCCGCAACACCTACGCTTCTCAACGGCCAGCCTTCTTACCTCGGGGTCACTACAGAGGGGATCTGGTACACCGAGCTTCAGCTCATAGCCCCAGCCTCCGTCCAGTACGTCAACAGCACTGACGAGCGTGGGAAATTCTTCTTCTCCAATCCTCAGAGCGGCACAATCATTTTCGCGGAGCGTACCGCGCGCACGGCTGGCCTCAAGCCCGCCAGTGGATGCAAGATCAGAATACCGAATGT